CCCAGACGTGTTGAGCTCTAGCTGCACCAACAATTTTATTATTAACTAAAGCTGACCAGCCACCTATTTTTTCAGGTTCACCATATCTAAATCTTACATTGTCACCATCTACCCAACGACCCTCAGCGTCTGCTGGTGTAGATTGTTTATCAAATCCCGGTGCTATATTTACTTTTGCTAAAGGCATGACTGTATTATATATCATCTTAGTTAAGATTTAAACTAAGCTAGTATTGAAATTATTTTACTGTTTTAATGAAAAAAGGTTGTACAATTCTCTCAGCAGTTAAAAAATCATGACCTGCGGAATGATATAAATTAGCGTCATACCAAACTATTCTGTTTGGTTTTGCACCAACTATGACATCAGGCTCAACTTGATTTTGATAAGAATAAAGTCTTGTTCCATCATCCAGACTAAAAGAGTTTAAATAAACAACTCCTGCTAAATCCCATTCATCGTTATCCTGATTATCTTGGTGAGGTAAGACTCCGTATTTAGCTATAGGAGATTGCTTTATTTCTTCTGAAAGAATTTTTCTAAAAAAAGTAGCACATTGTGCCACTTTTACATTACTAATTTTTTCGAAAAGATCTATAAAAATATTTTTTATATCAGATCCATCATTCCATTTTTTTGTTTCATGACATGGATATGCTTTAAGTCTGTTAGGATACCATATACCAGCTGGTTGCCAACATGCATCATAGGCAAGCATTTTAGAATTTAATTGCATCAAACCAAAATGTTCTGCAGGGTAAAAATCTTCACCTATATTTACATTTTTATACATTATTGAGTCCCTTTATATAAATTATTTAAATTGAAAGCAAGAGAAATTCGAGGTTGTGTATATTTGAATTTTTTAACTTCATGTAAAGTTTCAGGATGAAACAAAGCGAATCCTCCGAACTTTTCTTTTAAGGTGTAATCCAAATGTTTGAAGTAAAGTCCTGGTCCTTCATCTGATAAATGTAATACGCCACTTAACAGTGAGGTTTGTCTGTGGTGATGTTCCGTTACATGATTTTCTTCATTACTTAAAATGTTACCCCAAGCGTTGTGTATTTCAAAAGCATCTTGAGGTCCAACGCATTTTCTTAAATCAGGTATTATATCTTCAATAAAAGTTTTAAAATCTTGGTCTTTATTGAAAAAATTCCAAGAAGTCATATCCCCTTTTACGTTAGTTTTATTTTTATTGTCATCAATGCAATTATTTTTAATTTTTTCTTTTAATGAATTTAAAATTTTATTATTTCTATAAATGCCTTGATACAAAAAAATAGTTTGTTTTATATGAATTTCTCTTTGAACTAAATCAAATTTCATTACTTAGTAATAACTTCAGTATCTTGCGAAGTCGTAACTTCCTCTTTGGATAACTTACTCCAATTCATTACAGTGTTTAACAATAAATTAGAAAAATGTTTAAAAAATTTAGGCTCCATAACTAATTGTTTTTTATCTTTAATTGTCTCTATCTCTCTTTCTGAGAAAAATATTTCTGCGTGACCATCTTCATGAACTTTAAATTTCATGTCCTATACCTCCTCTTCTATCATATTTGTAATCTGCATACGGTCCATTTACATCAACATAGTGTAAAAATGTCTGCGCATGCCAATCTCCTTTAAATTCATCTCTCCAATGTTCAAGCTCACATCCTAAATAAATTACAGCATCTCCTGGTTCCAAATTAATTTCTACTCCTTGCATAAAAATAGGCCATTTTGTTCCGTCAGAATCAATCATGACAGTTACACTCACTTCACAAGAAGGTCTGTCTTTATGTTTTTTTAAATCAGCGAGCTCTGAATACATTCTCCAAAAAGAATAAGTAGGAAACAATTTTAATCCTGTTTCTTTTTCCATCAAACTAACTTTGTTTACAAGTAAAGAATCCATTAAAGGATCTGTATAAAATTTACTATCTCCATTATGGTTTTGTATTAAATCAAAATCAGTAAAATTTTTTTTGTGTCTAATAATACAATAATTTCTTAATAAAATTTGTTCATCTTTTGTTAAAAAATTTTTTACTAATTTATATTTAAAATCTTTTTTTAAACTGCCCATGCTACTACCGAATATCTTTTGCCTTTTGTTACAGGAAGAACACTATGTGGATACATAAAATTACTTGGCCAAATAATTAATCTATTAGCCTTTGTTTCAATTTTATATTCTTCTTCATTCCATCTGAAACTAAGATGTCCCCCTTCATAGTCATTATTTAATAATAAAATCATACTTAAAGTTCTTGGAATTTTTTTACAATGATCTGTATGATATTTATAAAATCCTGTTTGTTCATATTTTAAAACAGTAACATCACTTATGCCTTCTATAAATATTTTATCAGTATTACCTAAATTGTGTGTCATCATATAATCTCTTAAATACTTACCAAAATTCCATCTCATAAAATTTGACCAATGAACATTACTTAAACTGTTATAATTATGATTTAAGTAATAAGATTCAGTTCGCCTTACATTTCTATCTACCTTTCCTTTGCCCCCACCCAATATTTCTGCAGCTTCAAATTTTTTATTATTAACAAATCTTATTAACTGAGATAATGTTTTAATATTAATTGCGTTGTCGTATATTTGTATAAAATTTTTTAAATGCATTTATTTAAATATTTTCTTGTTCCATCTATTATTTTTATAAAATTCTCTAATACTTAAAAAAAAGTTAAACTTATTTTTAATAAGCTCCATATTATTAACAGATTTTACATTCATTTTCCACGCCTCTCTTTTGAAAGGTATTACTTGAACATAAGGGGTTCCTGTCTTAATTATTGTTTCTAATATTGGATACTTATCACCATTAACAACAAATGGGAAATTGATTTCTATGTCATGGGTATCTGTATCAACAATCCCCGAAATAACAGAAAACCTATCATCTGCATTATTTAACGGTGATACAAACAAACATGAATAACCTTTAGGTGTATGTATTTTCCAAGGATTTACAATTTTGTGAAAAGATAAATTTTTATTTTTTTCAACTAAAGGAGAACCTTCTAGCTGTTCTTGAGGATGAAATTGAGCTGTTTTAGGAAAATTTATATTATACTTCACAACTGTATCTATCCACATATGTTGATTTGTTTTTTGGAAAGCATCTTTTTGTTTAGTTTGATTATTTTCAAGATTGTGTTTTATTTGTAAATCATAGGGCATTTTTAATATGTAGCCAGTTGTTAAAGTATCTAAAAAAGGCATACAATGTTTAGCAGTTTGTTTCTCAGGATTATTACCTAATTTTTTAAACCATCCAGGTATGTTTTTTGAAGCTGGTTGAGGGTATAAAGATTTATCTATTATATTTATGTATTCTTTGCTTGCAGTAAACTTTATGTTGTTTTCAAACATAAAAGTTTTATATCATAAAAAATATTTTATGGAAGTTCTAAAATATTAAAGTAAGGTAAACTTGATTCTTGAAAATGCTTTTCTAAGCTTTTTTCAAAAGGGTAAGTTAAAGATCCTGTATTAAAGTTATTAAGTTGATCATAATAAGATGACCACTGAGAATAATTTGCATTTTCTGAAAAATTTTTTAAATAACGATTTATGGTTACTTTAAGTTCATTAATGTAAGCATTTAAATCTTCTGCTGATGTAAAAGACCGACCATCTTCTAATTCAGTTACAGTTACTGCGCCATTTTCTATTTTAATAAAATGAGTATTTGCTCTTAAATTTTCAAATTCAGTATCACTTATCGTTTGTTGAACTAAAGCGTTTTGATTTACATGACCTACTATTTTCTGTTTTTCAGAATCATTTGCAGCTATTTTGAAAACAGATTGTGAGTTTGGTGTTAAAAAAATATATGCCATAATTTCTAATCTAACTTGTCAAATATTACCATGTTAGCATCCCCTCCTGGTATACCAGGTGATCTTTGTCCGGAAGGAGGTCCTGATCCGTAAGGTTCTGGATAACTACCTCCACCTTGTCCATGAAAAGGTAAATCTCCAGGTTGTAAATTATCCTGTCTTGTAAGGTTAAACCAAAAACCATCAGCGTCATTAGGAATTTGTGCTGTCCCACCTAGATTAGGTAAGCTGTAATTTTGATAAATTTGTGATAGTGGATTAGTAGTTGGAGTTATTTCAACAGTTGCTGGAATTGCAAAAGTAGCAGCGGCACCAGGAGAACCATTACTACTGTTATAAGTAGCTCCTGTTCCACCATTGGCAGCATTGATATATGTTTGACCATTAAAATCTACTGTACCACTAGCGTTACCACTTGGTGCTGTCATAGCCCCAGGAGTACCACCACCTCCAGTTCCGCCCGCCCCAAGACTAAAAGGATATTGTGAACTTGCACTTACTGGTATTGTAAATACTCCAAATTTACCTACACCTCCATTTCCACCAGAATGTGGTGGGGTTGGGTTAAACCATGTTCCGCCACCTCCTCCAGCTGCACTTTGCATCCAAACGAAAAGCTGAGATGTGTTAGCAGTGGTAGCAACTGAACCTGTACCAGGTCCAATTGCCCATTTTTTTATTCCATAAATTGTAGCACCAGCTGATCCGGAAGCTGCAGAAGTAATTCTACCATCTTCATCAACCGTAATGTCAGCAGTTGTATAAGATCCTGCTGTCACTGCTGTAGATTGTAACTGATTTGGCCCAACAGAGTTTGCTGCCATTTTAGTTAATGTTACAGATGATTGTGTAATTTGATTTGATGTTACAGCGTTTTGAGCAAGTTTTGCTGTTGTAACATTTGATTGTAAAATTTTAGCAGTTGTAACTGCATCATCTGCAATTTGTGCAGAACCAATTGTTCCTCCTAAAGTATCTAAAGATACTTCAACGATATTTGTACCGTTAGAATATGCTGCATAAATTTTAGCAGCATCTAAAGTAAATCCCGTACCACTTGCAGTTTTAAAAGTTAAGTTTGTAGGATTAGTTACTGCTGTTGCATCAAGAATATAAAATTTTTCAATACCATCAGGTATCGTTAAGTTACTTGCACCAGATAAAGTAATTGTTGCAAGTTTTAAAACCATGTTTCTTGCATCTGATAATGCAGCATCAGACATTGTTAATGCTTTTGTACCAGCATCAGTAAGTGTGATTGATTCTACACCTGCGATAGCTTGTTGAACTAAGTTTAAGTTTGTATTAGTTTTATCACCCCATGTACCAGCGTTTTCGCCAGTTACCATCAATTCGAGTTTTAGATCTGTTGAATAACTTGATGCCATATATCTCCTATTTTAACAAAATTAGGCTGCTTTATCAACCTCGGTCCAAACATTATTTACACCTGGATCGATTTCACTCCATGCGGTTACATTAACTGAGCCAATATTTGCTGTCAACCCTATACCAGAAACACTTATATTAGCCCCTCCAGTTACTGTAACTGAGCCCACAGATCCATTTAATAATCCTGCTGTAGTTACTGGGTATACAGCAACTGGATCTACTGTGCCTAATGAAATAGTAGCTGACTGACCAGTAGCTGTTTCATTAGTTGATTGTACTAAGGTTATACTTCCTAGTGATAATGAAGCTGAAATACCTGTAACATCTACTGCTAATTTAGGCTCAACTAAAAACGTACCAAGTGATGTACTTAATGATTGACCAGTTGGTTCAACTAAAGCTGTCCCTGTAACTGATGGAACCGTTCCTATCGCTGTATCTATTTGATTTTCAGACGCAAATACAAATACATCATTATCAATTTGTATTGAATTTAAACCTTGAGTAATCGTTAATAAATCTAAACCTGTAATTGATACATCAACATCAGCTTTTCCAATCGCTGTACCTACTGTAACTGTTGCTTGTTGACCAGTTAATTGAACTGAGAATGTTTCACCCCAAGCTCTGTTACCCCAGCCTCCTCGGCCCCATCCTTGTTCTACTTTAGCATCAACTGTAATTGTACCTAAAGTTGCAGATAGCGATTGACTTGTAGCTAAAACAGATCCAGTAATACCCCAAGCACCAGAACCCCACTCAGCTCTACCCCATCCATTTACAGAACCTGCAAATTCTAATGTTCCAATTGATGATGAAAGTGAGATACCTGAAAGTTCAACAGCTGTAGAGTCTTGATCACTCCAAGTACCTGTGCCCCAGTTTTGTGCTCCCCATGTATTAGCCACGAAGAACTCCTAACGGAAGTCCCGCTACAGAAAACAAATTAGTAATGTTCGCCATAGCAGGCTCCTCCTTTAAGTTATGCGATTCTTAATATTGCTGCACTCGTTGTAAATGCTGGGAACTGAATAGTGAAAGTTCCTGCAGTTGCAGTTTTATCACCGCCAAAATCTAATACTGCTACAGCTGGATCTCCAGTTGCAGTATCGTTGTAAATCAAAGCACCTCTTGCTGTGATTGTTACACCAGTAAAAGATAAGTCAGAAAAATCTGTAATAGCTGTGTTCGTAGCTAAAGATGTTCCTGTGTTTACAAGTGCTTTACCACCAGAAGAGTAACCACCTGATGGTGAAGATACTTCGTTTCCAGTTGTAAATGATGTTGTCGATTTTCCTAAAGTAGCCGAGTTAGTATACATTGATAACTTGAATGTGTTACCACCTGGGTTACTAAAATTGTGTGTTGCTTCTAATAATTCTTTTTTAAAAGTATTACAGATAGCATTAGTTGTTATAGCCATGTTTTCTCCTTAAATTTATGGTGACGGTGAAGGTATTTTTATTCGAGGAACTCCACTGTCGTATTCTCCTCTTCTTCGTCTACCCATTTGCTGTAGACCAAAAGCTTGTATGCTTTGATTATACCTGTCAGAATACAATTTGTATAGGTCTTCAGGTCCTTTCAAATATCCATAAGTCTCTTTCAATACTCCATACAAAAGCATAGCTTCTTGATTTGTAGAAATGTAAGTATTTGTAGATGAATTAAAATGAGGTGGATCTTTAATATAATTTATTTGAATTGTATAAGCCTGATCGGGTGTAGGTGCCAATAAAATATTATTCTCATCCCAATTAGCATAATATTTAGGTTGAGCAGTTACAGTATCGTTTGGTGAAAATTCAGATATAAAACTTGTATCTCTTTTTTCTAAAAAATCTCTTACATTGGAATTTATAATTTGAACAGATCTTAAAATCAAAGCATCACTAGGCATAGATACATATCTATTACTAGCTGTTGTATTAGAATTAGCATATTTTCTTAAATCGTCATAATCAACTTGACCAGCAATATCTAACTCTACGTTTCTTATGAATTGATCTAAAATTGAATCTGATAAAACGTTACTATCAACTTCTGTGTAGTTTCTTACTTGTGTTAAAAATGCTGAATGTGTTATTGCCATTATGATATACTCACTGTTACAGATCCCACAATAGTTGAAGCTTCTCTTCTTCTATTTTGTAGTGATGGATCTCTGGGTTGCATAGATTGTTGTGATGTAGTTATTCCATTACTTGTTACTGTTGTATCAAATGTTTCAAAAGCAAAATCACCAGGTAATGTTAAGTTTGCTACTCCAACTGTTATACCGCCTGAATCAGCTAATGTAACATCGTTAGAAGCCACAGTTTTAGGTTGTTGAAATCTTTGTGGTCTTACTTTTTGCAAAGCGATTGCATCAGCAACATTTCTCTTTCTTCTGATTTGAGGGTGTTTTTCTTCAAACTCAGATATATGCACAAAAGAACCATTCCATTCTGTAACCATCTCTTGATAAGGAAATGCTTGTCCACTTCTATCTGATATTGCTAATGATCTATTTCCGTTTGCGTATTTAGCCATTATGTTAAATTTGGATAGTACGATTGAGGAGAAACATACAATGATGTTCTCTGACCATCTTCTTCCAAAGCCCTTTTTAGTTCATCTTCATAAATAAGTTTCATTGCCTGTATTCTGTCAGGTGCTTTCTTCATAGATAAATAGTAAGCAAGACCTGCACACATACATGGTAAAAATCTATAAGCTACATCAGCTTGTTGATCATTGTAAGCTGTAGCATCTTCAATTCTATTAATAGTATAAAATTTTAAAGTTGTGTAAGTTGA